CGGTCCGGACGGAGGTAGCGATAGCTGCCCTCCATCTTTGTCGAGGTGAGATGCGGCACGACAGCAGTCGAAGACGACGACGCGCCTCCGCGTAGCCACCGTGTCAGAGCGTTCATTCGTGATCCTACTTGTATGCGCCCCAGCGCGGACGCTGGCGAACTGGCGTTGCTTTCGGCGCGATCGGCGCCGGCTCTGCACGTTCAGAGACGATTTCAGCCGTTTCCGGCTCATCGGCTGCACGCTCTGGCTTTGGAGCTGCAACCGGACGAACAGGAGAACGGTCCAACTTGATCGGCAAGGAAAGTCGGGCAGCCAGCGCCAGCACCAAACAGTCCCAAGCCTCGTTCCGTGCGCCTATTGCTTTCGGGACCCACATACGGCGCGGCCGGTTCTTCACGTAGGACGTGACCGCATGCTCCGACGTCAGCTGCTCGAAATAGTCCGCCGACAGTCCAACCATCGGGAAGTGGAAGGCGCGTGCTGTCGGGCCGTTCGGGTCAGGCACGATCGCCAGCCGGGATGAAATGTCGTCCTTCGCGGTGTCGACGCCGACAGTGTACGGTTTGTCGCCGCTGTTCTTGGTGCGGCTCGGCGTCTTTGGCCAGATCATCTTCGGGTTTGCCGGATCGGGATTGCCCCGCCCGATGGTCGGATAAATGCGGCGCCGCTTTCGATCGCGGCAGAATTTGTAGACCATCTCCGATCGATGGCCTGCACTATCTATGCACCCAGCCTGTGCGACGAGAACCTTGCCCTCGTCAGTCACGCAAGGCTCCACAATCAGCTGATCAAATTGTTCCCACACCGCAGGCTTGGACGTGTCGCCACCGATCACCTCGTGACGGGCAACCCACGCCTCACCCTGCGGCCCCCAGCCCACGAACGTGACTTCGATCCGATCGTCCTGAGTGTCGGCGCCGAACGTGATCAGTTTCACGTCGCTCGGCATCGTTTCGAAGCTGTATGGCTCGCATCTCTTGCGGAGCACATCCGGGTCGGCAACGTCCACGGCTTCTTGGTGCGGCTCGCCGAGGACCAGGTTGACGAACGTCTTCTTCTGGCCGGGGTCTTTGTAAACCCGGAGCCATTCCGCGACGAGGTACTTCCAGGCTGCATTCGGGAACAGGCTATAAGCTGTCCAGATGTGGAAGCCGGCATGTCCGCTGGACGGCTTGCCCGCAATCCACTCGCCGGCATCGATCATGCCCGGTTTGTCGTGCTCCTCAAGCCGGCAGCCGTGTTCTTCACAGCGGAAATGCGCAGTCTCCGGCAGATGCTCGCCGGCCTCAGACCTTTCCCACTTCAGGTTCTCCCATTTCAGGGTCTGCCGATGTCCGCAGTGCGGGCACGGCACGAAGTACCGGCGCTGGTCGCTTTCCTCCCATGCTTTTTGAATACGGCTCACGCCGTCAATCGTCGGGGTCGATCCCAAGATGATCTTCCGGTTCCAGAACGATTCCGAGCGCTTGGTGCCGAGCGCGATCTGGTCACCCTCATCGCCCGCACCTTGTGACGGATAGCCATCGACTTCATCGAAAGCCACGATCCGAGCGGTGATGCGCCGGAACCCGCCTGGTGAATTGGCGCCGACGAATGACACGGACGAACCGTTGCGGAACACCCGCTTCTGGATGCGCTGGTTGGAGTCCTTCGCTTTCAGATCGCCGGCGATTTCAGCCAGAACGGGCGTGTCGCGCAGCATTGGCGCGATTTCCGTCCGACTGTAATCTTCCGCGTCCTCAACACGCGGCTGCACAAGCAATAAAGGCGACGGGTCCTGGTGGATGAAGTACCCGACGATGTGGTCGAGGATCTTCGTATAGCCGACCCGAGCCGACTTCATGACGCTGATCTGGCGCACCGATGGATCGGTTACCGCATCCATGATGCCGTTCTGATATGCGAACGCCACAAACTTGCCGGCGTCCGCGCTCGTTTCCGGTGACAGATACGCGTAACGATCAGCCCATTCGCTCAGGCTGAGGATCGGTGGCGGCTTTAGTGCTTCGGCGCGCCCGCGCCAGAAACGATCAAGCAGCCTGGGAAAACTTGTCCTGTATGTCCCGCTGCAGTTCGTGGGTCGATCTGCGACCGTGGCCGTCAAGTGACAACTCCTCAAGCACCTGAGCAACCTCGCGGTCGATCAGCGCCTTCACCTCTTCCGGTGATTTCATGACGGAGATCCGATGGGCGACCCTCGACCCGATCCCCAGAAGCTTGTTTCGGACTGTCGCGTATTCGCCGACCACTGCCTCGACAACATCGTCAATCTCGGCAACTGACCCGGCGGCGCGGTCGTATTCAAGCTGCCGAAGCAGGGCCAGGTAGTTTTCTTTGATGCGCTCCGCCTCAGCTTTACTGTGGGGCGCTCGCCCTTCGGCGATGATGATGCGGCTGGCTGCTTCTTCCGGCGTTTCGCTGTCCACAGTGTCCACGGTGTGGACAGGTGTGGACACTTCAGCTGGAAGCGGTATCACACCAGCACGCCAGTCCATGTCGGCGTGGCGAGGGTCCAGTTTACCGCTCGGAAGCCTTGGCAGGTGGCCGCTTTGCAGCTTTCTCGTCACAACCTTCGGATCGCAACCCGCAAGCTTCGCAAACTCGCGAATGGACACGCCATCGGTCACGTGTGGACACCTTTCAGAGGTTTGCACCTAGACGGATTTCGGGGTGTCGCGCCCGTAGAAGGTCGATGGGCGCTGGTAGGGTTCCTGAACCAGGGGGTACTGCGATATCCATCTGCGCACCGCTATCACCCTCTTGTCATCCTTCAGCTTCGCTAAGTTGTCTTCGGGCCACGCGGCCCGCACGTTGCTTAGCGACCATGCCATTCGGACTTGGTCAACATCGAGCGGATCATAAGAGGCCAGTGGTATCTCATGATCGATGTGAATATCGCCCTTCAGGAACAGATCCCACGACATGCCCGCCGTGAAAGTATCCTCAATCCTCTCGCGGAAGGCAGCGCAATCGTAACCCAACAGAGCGACCATTCGCTTGCTGAACTTAGGTGTCCGCTGCCGGCATCCTTGACGAATGTGATCGAACAGCTTGCGATATGGCTGACGCGCACGACGGCGAGCATCAGCCGCTCTTCTTGCTGAGACGGATGCCATCTATCAATCCTGATCTTGGTTCTGTTGCAAGGCGGAGGGCCTCAGCTCAGCACGCCCTTTGACACCAGCTTGATGTGCCGCAGCACCTTCTCTTCAAGCTTCGACCTACCGACCCGCTCAAAGGTGTCGGCTGTCGCGCCCTTCACCATCTCGGTGGGGATCACCACGCCCGATGTGACCTTCTCAATGGGGAAGCGGGACATGCCGACACGCTCGAACACCTGGCCGCCCTTGTTCATTGTGACGCGGTTGGGGAAGCGTCCTGCCTTGATGAATGTGCCGGCGAAGACCTCACGATTTCCGAACGGCGCGGCGGACACACCTTTGCGGGTCTCGCGCGCACCAAAGAACTTCAGGGCGATGTCGCCGCCCTGTCCAGTCAGCTTATATTCGAGGTTGGCCGGTGATGCCTTGGACACGCGCAGCGCCTTCCGCGTCACCTTCACCTTCAAGCCGGTCTGCTTTGCCAGCGCCCTTTGCGTTGGAGTCTTGGTATCGCGGCCGGCGTCGTTGATTGCGCGGCTATATGCGTTGCGTGCCTTGCCTTCGCCCAAGGCTTTGACCGCATCATCGAAGCGGCTCAGGCCATTGCCACTAATGGTGACTGCGAGCGCCATCAGGCCACATCAACCGGCATCGGCGGGATCATGGCTGCAACGTTCGGATGCCGCACATCCAGCCACAGCACCGGAACACCAGCGTCAGCAGCGATCCATTCCCACATGAGCCGATCGATCTGCTCCATGTTCCATGCAACGGCAATGACGGGATAACCTGCTCTGATCAGCTGGCGGGCAGTGTCGCCCATGATGCGGGTGATGACGCATTCGTCCACCTTAGCGATCAAGCTGTCGCGGATCGTATCGCGGTGAACGCACACCAGCTGCGGGTTGCGCTCCATAAGATCGCGAGCCAACGGCATCTTGCCCGTGTTGGCCGGCCCTGCGATGACGATGAGGTGCGGTGTCATTGGCTGCCTCCCTCCGCTACGCTCTTCCAGTTGGCTGCCAACGTAACCCTCAGGCGGTGGATTTACCGGCAGGTAACGATAAGGCACTAAAATCCAGCAACCTCACTCAGGATGCTGCCGTGATATCTTCTGTGTCTTCCAGCCAAGCAAACTCCGCTCCATCGAGCTCGTCTTCTAGCTCGCAAAGGGAAGCATCTCTCCAGAAGCAGATCACCGCCAAGGAAACTGAAGCGAAGGAAGCTACGGACCAAACCGAGGCTGCAAAGATCGCTCAGGAAGTTGCGGCACTGAAGGCCGAATTGGCAGCGCTCCAAACGAAGGACAAGCAGGAAACGGAAGTTTCGGACACCAGCGCCCGTGATCGTCAGGCTGAATTCGATCAGGAGCTTTTGGCCGACAGGCCAATCAGCCACACTATCTGAACGATTGCCGAGGCAGCCGGGATAGCCCAACCCTTACGGCCGCAGCCGGTATCCTTGAAGGACCTCGAACAAGTGGCCCGCCGGGGCGCGCATCGTTAAGAGGCGTGGCGGGTTCTGTTGGTATGCGAGACGCAGGAAAGCGCGTGTGCCCCGTCGATCACGCCCGTCAGGGCCAGCCACAGACGCTACATGGGCCTCTTACGATCAATCTCTTTCTGTCTCGCATTCTGAAAGGTTCCTCACCTTCAGAAAACTCCAATTACAGCCAACACGATCAAGGTCAGCACGACTGAAATGAGAATGGAGCCAAGCCATCCCAGGCGGTTCGAGAAAAAGAAGAACATGCGCGTTTCCCGGTCGATTTTATGTCGCGCAACGCCACAGGTGTCCTTCCGTTGCATCCGGCTGAGACGTAGCTTGGTTCTAGCTGATCTATTCAGCTCCGCTCGGTCGGCGATCCATTGAATAGCTCAGGCCGCGTAAACAACAGTCGGCCCTGTGAAATCGTGCCTCTCGAGCACCTCGGAAATCATCCGAGCGATCTTGCGCGATCCCTGGCCTGACGGCTCGACCGCGTTCGCATAATCCGCCGGTTCGCTGAAGAGGACACGTAAGTCTATGACCGGCAGCCGACGCGAAACAGCGTGGCGGGTAATCGCATCGTTGAGAACACCGAGTGCCAAATTCGACAAACGCCGGTGGGTGGGTTCAGGCAGTTGAGAGTCATAGATCGTGCAAACGGTTGTTGGCAGTCCGCGTTGAGCAGCAGCGTCCAACATCGTGCCATAAGAACGGGCGAAAGCGTCCCGCACCGCCTCGATTTTTGCCAGCGCGTCGGCCACTGTAGAAGCGCGTTCGGTCAGAACACCCGATGCACGTAGAGCGTCGTTTCCGCCCGCGCTAATGAACAGATGCGTCGCCGTATTCGGCATCCGCTGAAGCTGCGAAGACACGCCGGCGATAACCGCGCCGTCTTGCGCCAGTAGAGTGGCTTCACCTGAACTCAGACCCCGGCCCAGCTCATCGATGACGGCCTCGCCCGCGCGCGCATAGGATGCGTTATCGAAGATGGAGTCCCCAAGCAGTACAGCGTTCCGCATCCGAGCCCCTCCATACGACGGTCTCGCCGCCTTAGCTGAAACCAACGAGGCCACGGCTACAGTGAGTAAGGAGCGCCTCTTGATCATGGGCGTCTAGTCTCGGCAGGCGCAAATGGTTCCAGAAGCTAAGCCGCCTTTTGCTTCCTGGCTGTCTGCTGGCGGCGGCGCTCTGTCCGAGTTGCGCTATCCTGCTAACAACTATCCAGTGAATCCGACGCTCGTTCTAACGGCAGGAGTTGCGTGTCCACGTTGTGGTGGCATCGATCAACTCAACCTTGTAGAAGCTACCGGGTGTAAGCGCGAGAACATAGATGAAGATCTACAATTCACAATTTGCAGAGACATTCGCCACCGTTGAAGATGCGGTTGAGCTTTCTGTCTCCATTGATGGCCGCCAAGAGTTCCTTCGTATCGAAGCCCTCCAAGGCGGAGAAGGAGCATTCTTCACGAATGCATATGTCAAACGACAGCTCCAACTCGCGTCGGCCGATGGGGCCGCAACGGGTAAGGAGGAATTCACGGTCTGGGTTCGTTATGATCTTCCAGAGACAAATCGCAGCACGGCAAGTGATGCGATCGATCAAGCGCTTAGCTTCTTAGCCGAACGGGCCAGAACAGCGTAGACGCGGAAGAAGAGAGGCAGGTATTCGAAGCACTCTGCGGCTGTCTCTGGAGGGAGCCAACAAAAAACCCGCCTTACGATGGGGCGGGTCCGGGCGCATCTCTGCGAATGAGGATCTGATAGAGGGTTTCGCGTCGAAGGTCAACACTGTTTCGGCGGCGAAATCATCTTTGCCCGAGAAAGTGGAAGTGCTGCGCGCAGTCCCTGAGATCCTGGTGCAGCACCGGCGCCATGTCTCGTTCCTTGGTGCCGTTCTTCTTGGCCATCTCCGCAGACGTTAAACCGATGACGCAATAGTCGATCAGCCGCTCGGACGCCTTGATCCCCATGGCTGCGCGAAA